CTCCCGTTGATGCCTTGTCATCCTTTGAACAAGACAGCCTATCTAGACAACAAAGGATTGGAGGCACAGGAAGTTTCGCTGGTGACAGCGAGGCAAGGGATGCTAAGGTTAGAGAAATGGACAGGCGACCAGGCGAAAGCCAAGCAGGCAGAGACACTCGTCTAGCAAATGAAAAAGTAACCAGGAGCGCTTCAGCTGAAGGTAGAGCTTACACTGATTCTGAGCTTCGCCGAGCGTTCGGGGAAGACTACCAGGAGGCTATAATAAAAGACAGGAATGGAATCAATCCGTTCACGGACAAGACCTACGCGGACGAAGAACTAGAGCGCCAGAATCTAATAGAAGATACTGAAGCTAGGAAGCGTTCGAACGTTGATGACCCCCCAGAGAGCCCCACTAAAGCAATTGAGGACGCAAGAGCAAAAGCTGAAGCAATGGCTGCAGCAAGTGGTCTAAGTCCAGGTGATCCAGATTACGAAGATTTCATACTTGATAGCATAGAAACGATGACTGGTATTCCTAGATACAGGAAACCTCCCCCTAAGTACGCCGATGATGCTGCGGCTGACGCAGCGCATGCAGCTGGAGATCTAAAGGTAGGGGATAGTTTTGTTATGGATGGAGAAATGCGAGTATATGCAGGTCCAGCACCAGAAGAGAGCGTTGAGCGTCGAAGAGGACGTCGCCAGAGAAGATAATACATAATGGCAAGTAGATCATTAACCGCAGAGGAGCGCGAACGACTCGGGTTGCCGCCGCTTCAGGACGATATAACTGTACTTGAGCCAGATATTACAGGTGCGCAGGTCGCAGGATCTGCCGTAACTGAAATCGGCGGAAATATACTGGGCGAAATACTTACGCAGACCCTAGGAAGAAGACTTCCTGCAGGAGCAAAAAAAGAATTATCCAAGTTAGCTGGTAGGTTCGTATCTGGGGCCGCAAGCAGTGCACTCGCGCAAAAGGTAGAGGGCAAGGAGGATCTAAGCATGGGCCGTATGATTGCAGGCGGAGCCGTCAATAATATGCTCACCAAGGTGAAGGCTCCGTTGACAAGCCCAGTAGTAAGAGATGCAGCTAAATCTGCAGTTCTTGCTGGGTCAGAGAGAGCAATCGCAGATGTCATAGACGACGGAGAAGTCAATCCGCTGGATATAGCCATAGCAGCTGGTACTGGTGGTTTGTTGGGCACTGCCGTAGGTAAAGCCCAGTACAAGTTCTCAGATTCTGATAAGGTCGCTACTTTAATTGGAAAGAATGCAAACGAGATTGATGAACTCATAGCGAAGGGAGAAGTAGGCAAGGAGGATCTCAATGAATTACTAGAGGATGCTCTAGGTAGACCTGTATCGCAAAAAGATCTCGACAGGACTTCAGAAAGAATGATCAGGGAGCGCACGGCGCAGGCACTGCAAAGTAGCCAGAACCCAGTCCCTAGAATGATTTCCGACATAAAAAGTTTCATAGCTCCTACTAAGGCGCTGAAGGGAGTGCGTAACTTCCGCGAGGACTACCTTAACTTTGCAGATAAGATACAATCAGCAGAAGCTCTATCGACCAGGCTGCAGAATGCAATCGATAAGACTGTTATGGCGAAGCCGCATCTAGCTGATGACATAAATGATTACCTGGACGGCATGCCTCTCTCGGATGCTTTGCTGGACGAAGGCATAGCTGGCGACCTGCAATCATTCAGGGCTATAGAAACGGAAGCACTTAGTGGATTAGAATCCATCCTGAAGGATTCCGCCGAGCTTGATTTCTTGGACGCAGATTCCAAGGCAGCGGTGCTCAACAGACTAGCAATAGTTTCAAAGAGTCATAGATCCTTTGATACGCAGCAGTACAAAGCCTTCACGAATAAAGAGTTCGTGCAGAATAAAATTCCTGAAGAAGAGGTTCTAGAAGAAGTTATGGGTTCCCTTGTTATGCAAGGGATTGACCCAGAAAAAGCAGCCAAGGAAGCAGCCAAGCACGTAAAGCACATTAAATCTCTGTTCGCGAAAGCAACGGATAAAGGAACTGGACGAAGCAAGCAGGCGGATCTGCTAGTTTCTTTGCCTGGTCGTTTCGAGAAGGTGATAGGTGGGCATGCTCCTGGGCCAAAAGAAAGAGCCTTCCTTGGAGAAGTGGATCAAGCATTTCTAGCTAGCGGACTTAAGGCTCGTTTCAGAATCAGAGAAAGCATAAGGCACCTGGCGAACATGGAGTCCGACGTAAAACTAAAGCAAGGACTAGAAGAAGCTGGCTTGATGAGTACAGTTAAAACTGAGGATAGCATTGAGTTCAGCCCGAAGTACACGCAGGGAACTGACGCGCAGGGCAATCAACTTTACATACCCTACGAAGCTGGAAAAGCGATACATAGATTGTACGAGACTGGTTTCAACAGGCAGGCCGCAGATGAAGCGAGTAACATGCTTGCTCAGATTTATGGCATTGGAGTGACTGGTTCTAAGGCGGCTAAGGTTATATTTAATCCTCCTTCTTACGCGGTCAATCTTATAGGTGGTCAAGCGTCCATGCTCAGTAATGGGATTATACCCAACATAGGAAAAAATTATCGCGAAGGTGCAAGTCTAGCCTTCAGAGAGATACATTCTCTGTATAACTCAGGAGCAAAACTCAGCAAGGGAGCAAAGAAAATAAGCGACCCAGCAATAAGAGAACAAATCTCCAATGACCTCGCCGAGATGTACAAGTACGGAATCGGCAATGCTACCATAGCTGCGAATGAAGTTGCTGATGCAATCAACAACGGGCGGTTAGGAGATATCGCAAGGGGACTAACTGCAGGCGCTGGTAAACTTTATAGTATTACGGATACCGCAACTAGATTCACGATCTGGAAGCACAACCAAAAGAGATTAACTGACATATTAAATGCAGGTGATTCTCTTGCCGTTAACAGGGATCAGATAAAAAGGATAGCAGCTGAAATAACCAACGACACCTACCAGAACTACGCCAGAACCTGGTCCCTGGGCAGGAAGTTATCCAGGGCTGGTATACTACCTCCGTTCGTTACCTTCACTCTAGAACTTGCTCGGAACACGGGAAATCAAATTACCTATGCATTAAGGATGATCGACGGCGATGCCTTCGCGAAGAAGTTCGGCGTTGAGTTGAACGAAACATCCAAGCAGCTTTTAAGAAAAGAAGGATTCAAGCGATTGATGTATCTTGCGGGAACTATGTCTTTGGCATATGGGGCTTCTTCTTTGGTTGGGGATGCTATCGGAAAAATGTCTGGAGGCGCGGGCGACAGAGTGGACCCCAGGGACATGGAGAGCTTCAGGTTCTTTTCACCTAGTTACATGCGCAATCAAGATATCGTTGCCACCTACAACCCAAAAACCAAAACAGGAACTTCGGCAGCAACAAGTTATCTGTTTCCGCATACTATGTTCACTGGACTGTTGAAGTCCGCCATAGCTCAAGCTCAGAACCCTTTCATTGAGGCAGATGCCGAAAAGAACGTGCAGAGTGCACTGGGCGCAGTTGTGGACAATCTTGTAGGTGAAGGTACTTTCATTGGTCAGAACCTGTACAGGGCCCTGGACAATCGGGACGTGTACGGAAAGGTCATAACCGACAAGGAGGGAGCCGCTAAATTTGGAGCACTTCTTAAGGAGTTCGCCTTCGAAACATTCAAGCCTGGATTTGTTAATGAAGGGTCAAAGCTATTCAAGGCTTACAATGGGCTCGGGGATTACTCAATGGAGGAAATTCTTATGCGTCAGATGGGAGCTAGGTTGACCAAGGTTGACTTCAACCAAATGGCGAAGTTCAGGGTGCAGGAGTTCGTGCAGGGTTACTCAAACGCCAGGGGATCCTACACCACTGACGCTAAATACAAAGCTGATCAATTAAGCCCAGAGCAATTGGAGCAATCCTACAGACGGGCCGTAGAACAGGCCGAGGTGTCCTACGACAGAATCTCGGAATCATTTGAACGCCTGAAGGCATTCGGTTACAACGAAGAAGAGCGCATCAATCTCCTGCGCGAAGCTGGAGTGCGCAGCTCAGATATCTTCCGTATTGTTCGGGGTATGGACTTTGAGCCATTCCAACGCGGAGTGCAAAAGACCCTTGGAGAGCAGTACACAGAAATCGCCGAAGGTAAGAACAGGAGAGAAACTCTATCAGAGATACGTGCATTACGTGCAGGAGACCCTCAAAGCAAGTTCCTGGCAGCATCCCTGGAAAAGGAGCACAATCGCCGTATAAACGACGAGAAGCGCGGCAGAACGCCTCAGGACAAGCTCCTGATGAACATGAGCATACTGGAGCGCGTACGCGTCCTGAAGAGCATGGGAGCGCACAGAAACAGGGCTCTGTTCCACGAGATGAAGCGCAAGGGCGTTATCAATAAAGAAGTCGGCAAGCTCCTACGCAGTGCATAAAAAAGCCCCCACCGACAAAATTGTTAAAAGTCGATGGAGGCTCCGTGAGGCTTAAACAAGGTGAATAAAACCTCGTCCTCGGTTACCCTCGGACTTACCTCACTCCCTGATAGGGCTATATTACACTATGACAGTAAACAATAAAAAGACTACTAGTCTTTATTATTACAATCTTTATTTAAAAGACTCTTTGCGTAGTCTGTCAACCCAAAGGGTTTTCTTTTTGAGTTTTTATTTACGAGACTTTTAGCGTAGTCGGTTAATTCTATTTCGTCGTGCTCTACGCAGGCGTGCGCTTGCTTGATTTCGTTCATTGTTACTTTTTCGAAGTATTTTAGACAACTTCGTATTGTTTGTGGATTCATTTTAATTAGCTTTTGATGGATTAATATTTCTGGGCATCGCAAAAAAAGGCGAGGAGGAAAAATCCTCCCCGCCCGAATCGATGCTTTAGAATGGATCGGACTCGCTCTTCGGCGAACTTTCCTCTTCCTTCTTGGTGACCTTCCACTTGATGTATTTACCAGCTTTGTCACTCTCGTTGAACCAACCTGACATGCGGTACTCAACGCCTTCTACGTCAAGTTTGCCTGTCATATCTGGTTGTGATTCCTTCTGTTTATAGGTGTTTTTGAAGGATGCACCTGTGTTTGTGTTATCGTATTGCATATTTATTTATTGGTTGAAAAGATCTTCTACTTTCTTTTGTTCTGGTTTATTTGGAGATTTAACTCCGTGCGTATTGGTAGCATCTGCATCTTTGGTATCGTCGATTGCAAATAACCCATTGAGGGCGTACTTACGAGCGTATGATGATGCCGAGCCAGTTATCTGGGCCTGGTCCATGCCCTTCTTTGTGTCGGCGTGCTCTGCTGGTCCTTTTGAGACTAGAGTGTCCGAACTATCATTATCGTAAAGAGTTGCTGTTGCTTCAACGAACAACTTGGAACCCTTCTCGACGATCTCGTCAGAGATAATTAAACAACAACTCCACTCTGCAAGTAATGGTTTTAATGCAGTTAGGATGTCTTCACAGGAGCGATACTTGTACCCTCCGAACTTATTGGTTTGCCCTTTCGGAGCGATCAAGGAACTTTGTATTCCTTGTAGTTTTTGTCTTATGTTATGACTCATATTTATTTTCGGTTATCTTTTTTCTGAAGAGTTTGGTTCTTTCCTTGCTGTTCAGATCTGTAATATCTGACTTGTGAAAACCAAGGTCAAGCAAAATTTTCTCTTGTTGTTGCATTTTTTTTACTGCGAACTTTTTACTGAGTTGAGTAGCTCCGTAAGGATGCAATAGATCAAGATCCTCTCTCTCCAGGTAATCCGCCATCCTGCGCAGAGCTTCGGGTAATTCTATTGCGCTACTCTTCTGCACGTATCTTTTCCATGCGTTCTCTATCTTCCCTAGCAGGACATTGCTTTGCCTATGCAGGACTCCTCTTACCCTCCCTGTATCGTGCGAGTGATCCACTACGCAATCTTCCATGTCGGCAGAAGTAATAGGGCACTCGTTGGTGCAATTAGTACTTCTCCAATCCCTTAGGTCGCTCTGCTTTATATATTTCATTGTACTCCTATGTCGTTGAGAGATTCTGGTAGGGCCTCTTCGTCGATTTTATCTTTTGTTTCGTACAGGCACATAGCGTTCCAAAGAACGGCAGATAGATGATCTTCTTCCTGATCTCCGTCCATGAAGTCCCACAAGTGCCTATAAATACTATCAATGTATCTGGATAGGGGAATGCCTTTCTCCCAGTTACCGCGTCCGTACTTCTGCGCGCCCTCTTCGAACCTACGAGAAACTGCCCTGAGTGCCGACATAGGCATTTGACTGGGCAGTCCCTTGTTCTGCATTGCATCGCGCACAGCACCAGTTGTGAAGTGCGACATTTCACCAGAGCTAGGAAGAGACATTTTCTGCATCCTCCATAGCAACTAGTTCCTTGAGCTTGCGCTTCTCGTTGGATAGATCCTTGCGCTGTTCAAGCATGCGCTCTATTTTATAAGTAAGGACTCGGCTCTCGGCACGTATCATGTCGATCCTCGTTTGTATTCTTTCTTTATCGTTCGCTCGCATTATTCCCTTTCCTCCGCGTTAGACAAGATTCTGTGCTGAAGCATGTCAATTTTTTTCTTAAGATTGTCTATATCTTTGTTCAGTACTTCGTTCTGCTTTGTAAGAGCCTCGCACGATTGCGTCATCGCTTGCAGTCCCCTGCTAAGAACTTCCTCTGAGTTAACCTTGAATAAGGATTGTTTTTTATCTTCTGGCATTTGTTATATTATATTTGATTGTACTTTTTTCCAGTACTTCTTTGTTGTTTCTTTCTTGTATCCGTTGGGTCCACCATTGTGCACCCTGGATAAATCTTCTGCAGTTGGCTGTCTACCTAGGCGCTCCTCGGTGCAGTAGTGCAACATATAAATTGTGAACATGTCAATTGAATGCTTCCGATTGAAGGCATCCTTGTGCGAGTATCGATCCTCCTGCAGTATTCTATTTACGTCCTGCACGTAGGCGGGATGAATCTGCATGCACCCGTAGGCTTGCCCGTTGTCCCCGATTGCGGAATCGTTGCCTCCGCTTTCCACTATGATAATTGCTAGCGCTAATTGTATTATTGTAATCATTACTTGAATCTCCCTACATGATTTTTGAATATGAACTTCCCGTATTGGTCGCGTTCACCTTCGCGTTGTTTTGCTACGTTGTATTTTATTGATATATAAGAGCCGTGCTGTTTGTCGTGCATCTTTGCGGCATTTGTATCTTCTCCATTCGGCCATAGCAATAGAATAATATCTGCATCATTCTCAATGTCCCCGCTATCCTTGAGGTCGTGCAAAGTAAGTCCAGTCTCTCTTTTTGCACCTTCGCGATTCACTTGCGCTAAAAGAATCACTGGAAGATCAAGCTCCATTGCCATAAGTTTTATCTGATGGCTGATCTCTGCGATTGCATCGTGCTTCTTCATGCGACTATCCCACGGGACTAATTGCAAGTAATCAATAACAATCCATTCTATGAAATGCTTGCGCTTGTGCATGCGAGCCTTCGACCTGAGTTCCTCGACGTTGCGCACGTAGTGCTCGGTGTATATACTTGATGCCTGCACCTTTTCCGTTGCCTCCCATACGCGTTTCTGCTTCTCGGGCGAGAGTACACCATCCCTAAAACCGTCAAGGTTAACGGCAGAACAAGTCTGTATCATCCTCTTGGCCAAGGACTTAGACTGCATCTCAAAGGAGAAATACAACCCTGGCTTGCCCTGTGATACTCCGTTCTGCAAAGCTATGTTCAAAGCTATGCAAGTTTTGCCGCATGAAGTTGGAGCCGCGACTACCATTACCTCTCCACTTGAAATTCCACCTGCACTTAACTTTTCATCTAGTTGCTGTATGTAGGTCGGCATGGAATTAGTAACGTATGTTCCATCCTGCATCTTCTTGAAGTCATCTATTAGAAGTTGAGTTGCGCTTGATATACTGCAGTCCTGATCGGCTCCATTGTGCATGAGGTCAGTCAAGTTCTTCTCCATCTCTGCAATAATTTCGTCCGCATCCTGGTCTTCTTCTGCGGACTGCATGCATTGCTTTGAAGCTCGTATTATTTTTCTAAGCCTGGACTTCTCGCGGACTATATTTGCGTAGTTCTGCACCTGCATTGGCGTATCAACCTTCTTTTGGATACGCAGTATGTTTTGAATGCCCCCTGCATTTTCTGCAATGCCCTGCTGAGTTAGAAGTTCGAACAATTCTATTTCAGAGAAACCTGCACCCTTGTTGGCTAGGTCGGCTATCGCTTCAAAGATAATAGCATTACCATAAGCGTAGAAGTCCTTGGCATTTACAGTTGCGCTAATGCTATCGTAGACGGAGTTATCCATCAGACAACAGCAGAGCAGTGCTTCCTCTGCGTCTGTATTCTTTGGTGCTTGCATTATTCTTTTAATTCTTTGACTGAAATTATTCTACCCGATCCGCCTCTTTTAAAATTGCAGGATCCATCCTTGGCGGGTCTTGTTTTTAGAATGTAGGAAAGAGCCGTCTTTTCATCGTGCGCCCATTTGGTCGCTCGCATGACTTGGTCCTTAACATCACTCCTACTATAAGTGATGAGGTATTCCTGCATCAGGTGAAGAGAATCTGAAATCCACGTCCCGCCATAGTACCTATGACGTTGTAGTCTATCCACTCTTCGGCTTCTTCGGCGCTCATTCCGTGATCCTGCACGAACACTTCGTGCATCTTATCGTAGGAATACACTAGCTCTCCATGCTGATTGGTGCCAATTACTGCATCATCAAGGTCATGAAATATTATCGCATCATCTGCGGCTTCGTTTATGTAATCCATTGCGTCCTTATTTTTTCTTATGTATATCATTTTTGTTTAGCATTCTAGTTTTCCAATAAATTTTACTGCATAGCTTGGCGACTTCTATTCCGTGCAGAATCTCCTCTGGACTCCACACCTTATGAAAATGCTGACAAGTATCGCTGTCAATGCATACTGAGATGCAACCTGGGATGTAGTCAAGCACGGGATTCGTCGCTTCCTTCAGCATCCACGCTTCAATGGCAAGCTGATACAGATCCTTGTCGTATACTTTTGCTTTACCCTTGCAGTTCGCCCTGCACTTGTAATCCGCCAGGAACACTTCTCCGCCCCTGTCCCTACCAATGAAATCTACACTGCCTACAATCTTGATTCGGGGATTACCAATCATGTACTCGGCGGCAATCGGTTCTACCCCTTCCTTCCTGTACCACTGCACGAAAGGCATGGCCCAATCGTCCCACGTGTTCAACTCTGGGTCTGCCCTCTTCGAATTAACGTCAGCCAGAACGTGATCCTCTATGCGCTTGTGCACTGCTGTGCCGAACTCAGAGGATGGTATCATTTTTGCGCTCGTCGGATGCTTGCGGAGGCCGTACGTGAGATCTTTTATGCTCCCCCATCCGAGGTTCGGATGCTCCCTTGCCAATCTAGTTATCTCTCTCGGCTGATAGATATCATTGAGAAATGGATCCTTTATCACCGATAGAACAGTTGTTACACTGGGCATAACGCCCTTGCTCTTTTTTGCCTGTGCAGGCGTTCTGATTTCTTCTAAAAATTTAGGGTTTCCTGCGTTGTACTTGTAGAAATGTGACATATTTTATTTAGTTTTTTGTGAACAATTGTGAGTAGATCCGATCTCTTTATTATTGAGATTAGATCGTCTCGGTTTCTCCTGCTGTAGCCTTTGTAGAGCGCCTCACGAGGGGAGTCAACCAATTCTGCGGTATTGCATAGTTTTTCCGCAAGTCGGCGAAGGACCCCTGTTCGCACTATTATGTAATCCTGCAACCCTTCGAACGCAACGAAGTCCTGCTCTCCATACAACCACCCAGGCTTCCCTACGTTATTCTTGAACTCCACCCAAATGGTATCCTCGTCCTTGGCTGTCCCTCTTCTCTTGGACTTCAGTGCCTTCACATCTATGCTCCCTGCTAGACATACCCAGTCAATGTGCTTGTATTGCTCCTGAAGGGTAGCTCGGCGAGCTAGTGGATACTTTACCTTCAGGGCATCCCCGAAGGCATCCTCGGCCTCC